TCTGCTGCGTGGAAACATGCCATGCGACATGATGTGTTTATACACAATCCAATAGCTTTGGTTCAGACCGTCACTGAGAAACCGAGGCGAGTACATTGGAGTCGTGAACAAGTGTCAATCTTTCTTGACACAGCTTACAGCGACTTTCGCTGGCGCAGCATTGGACTGATCGTTCATATGGCATATGATTGGGGTCAACGTGTAGGTGACATACGTCTACTTACATGGGATAGTTTAGACTTAAACCATTGTCGTATTGATATGACTCAGAGCAAGCGTAATGCAGAGGTACACCTCCCTATATCTCAAGGCTTGTGTTCCATGCTGCGTCAACAGAAGGAGGAGTTTGGCTTTCAAGAGTACGTAGTACCGAGAGTAAAGCCCAGAGCAGGAGCATATACACCCTATGACAAAGAAGAAATCTCGTTATATATCAATAAGATCCTGGAAGAAGCTAATCTACCTAAAGAGCTTACGGCTATGGATCTACGTAGGACGGCGGTGACTGAGATGATGGAGGGTGGTGTCGATCTTGCAGGTATTATGCAGGTGACAGGCCACCAGAATGCAGCATCAGTCAAGCCATACATGGTCAACACATACAGTGGTGCAAGCAAGGCACTGGCAGCAAGGGATAAACAAGATGACTAACAATAATCAAATGACGTTTAATCTGTCAGTCAATGATGTGTACAGTGTTGATTGGGTACACTCAGCAAAGTATACTAAAGATTGGGTTTCTAATACTAAAAAAGTATTACCTCCCCCTAGCTTTATTAGAGAGATTATGTCTTATGATACTAAATCTGGTTTTCTTTATTGGAAACACAGAAAAGATATGCCCAAAAATTGGAATACTAGATATGCAAATAAAAAAGTAAAAACGAATGGGTCAAATCAGACTGGTATAACATATAATGGACAAAAGTTTTACCCGATTTACCATAGATTACTTTGGTGTTACTACTACGGAAAGTGGCCTGAAAGTAATCTTGTAATTGATCATATAAATGGGGATAATTGTGATAATACTATAGAAAATCTTAGGCTTGTTACTCAGACAGAAAACAACAGAAACCGTTGTATTCCAAAAGATAATACATCAGGACATGTAGGTTTATATTGGATGAACTCGAAAAAGAAATGGCTAGTGCAAATAGGTTCAAATAGAAAAAGTATTCATATAGGTATTTTTAAAAATAAAGAAGATGCAATCAAGGCACGTAAAGAAGCAGAGAAAAAGTATGGCTATCACGAAAATCATGGAAGGATAGTGGATGAGAATGCGTGACTTCATTGATGATCTAGGACTCAAGGAAGGTGAGCGTCACAGAGGTGATTGCCCTCAGTGCAGAGGTAAGAATACATTTACTGCTACTAATACACTAGGTGATATACAGTACAACTGTTTTAAATTAGGCTGTACAATACGTGGCATCTATGTTACAGACATGACAGCAGCAGAGATATACCAACGCATGAAAGATCAACAGACACAACGTGCGTACACAAACATAAAGAAAGAGAAGGAGACTATGGAAATACCTGAATACGTGGTAACCCCCAAGGCAAACCACACTAAGTACCAACGCTATGTAAGACGATGGGGCATAGCAATAGGTCAGACCATGTATGATGTAAAAGATGAACGTGTTGTCTTTCCTATCAAGCATGATGGTAGAATAGTTGACGCTGTGGGTAGAGCAGTAGGTAAGAAGCAGCACCCCAAGTGGTATCGTTACACAGGCGAGGCTGACTACTACACGATAGGCAATGGTAAAACTTTACTGATAGTAGAGGATGTAGTCTCTGCTATTGTTGCATTCCAAGAAATACCATACCTTACAGCTATGGCTGTCTTAGGAACAAGTCTAAATCCCAAGCACATGGAAAAGATAGGAGAGTATGATAAAGTAATCATAGCCCTTGACCCTGATGCTATTGGTAAGACAGTAGAGTATCGTAGAGAGATAGAGTTGTGGACAGGCCGCAAGACAACAGCGATGAATCTAATTGATGATATAAAGTATCGTGAGTATGAAGACATGGAGAAACTAAAGGAGTTAGTAAATGAGATTAGCAGTAGTGATTGACGTGGATGGTGACATCATGTATGTGCCAGAGGGTAAAGTGTTTCCAAACTTTCCAAAGCCAAAGGTATTTGATAGTATTGCAGATGCAGAGGAGGAACGTGATAAGTGGAACACTGGTATAATTGTTGATCTTGATAACAACAACAAGACTGTACCTGTAATCAGGTCATTCGATGAAGAGGAACGAAGAAGATCAAAGGAACGAGAGGAGATAAACAGCAATGATGGAACTAGCACTGGTCAAGACTCTACTCAATAGAGAGTTTTATGACAAACACAGGGGTGTACATTGTCCTGAACGTATCTTCAGTAAGGATGTTCGTAAGATAAAGCAAGCGTTGGATACAGCTATGGAGACATACGATGGTGACCTGTCTGTGTCTGACTTACAGGCTGTGTTCAACCGTATGAATGCAAGTATGACTACATCCACAAAGACAGCATATGAAGATTTGTTTAAGCGTATTAACATAGCTGAACCTATTAAAAGTGAGATAGCAAAGGATACACTGTCGCAGATGTTTCAGCAACACGTAGGTGACCTTGTAGCTAACCTTGGTTTTAATTTTGTGAACGGTACAGAAAATACCCTTGAACCATTACGTAAAATATTAGAGGAATATAAAGATGACTTTACTCCAAATACACGTATCGAGTGGGATGATCACAGTTTTGATACTGTGCTTGCTCTATCTCAGCAAGAAACCAGATGGAAAATTAACATCCCTCCCCTGGCTGATAGGGTGGAAGGAGTCAGTGGCGGTCATTTCATTGTGGTTGGTGCTAGACCTAATTCTGGTAAAACTTCTTTTCATTCCTCTCTTGTAGCAGCAGATGGTGGCTTTGCACATCAAGGTGCTAAATGTATATTGCTTACAAACGAAGAAGCATATAATCGTGTAGTGTTACGTTATATAGGTGCATCATCAAAGATGTGTATCAAAGAAGAGCTACCAAGAAATATACCACTGGCTCAAGCTAGATATAAACCTGTGGCTGATAAAATAAAGATTAAAGATTCAACTGGTAAAAACATGGACTGGGTTGAGTCTGTGGTTAAACAAGAAAGACCTGACATTCTTATCTTAGATATGGGTGATAAGTTTGCTACACAAACTAGTGATCGTCAAGATATAACTCTCAGGATCGCTGCTATACATGCACGTAACATTGCAAAAGAGTATAATTGTGCTGTTTTTTGGATGTCTCAGTTATCTGCTGAAGCACAAGACAGGACTGCACCTAACATGTCAATGCTAGAGGGAAGTAAAACAGGCAAAGCTGCTGAAGCTGATCTAATGATACTAATTGGTATGGCTGCTGAAACAGAGGGTGAAGAACAAAATAGTATGCGGTATATTAACGTAGCAAAAAATAAACTTACTGGATGGCATGGTAAAATACCAGCTATGCTTGATGTGAAGCGTGGTATATATAAAAGATGAGATTAGTATTAGATGTAGAAAATACTGTCACTCATCGTGACGATAAAGTTCACCTTGATCCTTTCGAGCCTAAGAATCATTTGGTACAGGTGGGTATGCTAGATGCTGATGATCCTAAAGCTACGCTTACTATCAAGACACTAGACCATAACGAATCTAAAGATGACACAGGTTTTCATAGACTAGAGATACAATTAAAACTAGACAACACTGATTTACTTATCATGCACAATGCACAGCACGATTTGATGTGGCTGTGGGAGTGTGGCTTTAAGTATGACGGTGACATCTATGACACCATGCTTGCTGAGTACATACTAGATCGTGGTCAGAGAAACCCACTAAGTTTACAAGCTTGTGCAGAACGTAGACAACTAGAGGTACAGAAAGATGATACACTTAAGAAATATTTTAAAGAAGGTAAGAACACAAACGAGATACCTTTGGCTGAACTTTGTCATTATCTTGAGCATGACTTGCTTACTACTTGCGAGTTGTTCCATGCCCAAGAAAGAGACTTTCTACTTCCCGAAGCATCTTCCCTTAGTACAATCAAAAGAGTTACCTTCAATACCTGCAAGACCCTCACAGAAATCTATATGGCAGGATTCAAAGTCGATCTTCAAGAGTTGGGGAGAGTAGCAAATGAGTTTGAGAATGAGAAAGCGGAGATTGAAACAAGGCTACAAAAGAAAGTCAGGGAACTTATGGGGGATACTCCGATTAACTTACGTTCGCCTGAACAGAAATCGCAAGTCCTCTTCAGCAGAAGGGTACATGACAAAAAGGAATGGGCTGATCTCTTCGAGTTCACTGCGACACAAGAAGAGTTTAAGGATGCCGTTAAAGCCAACTCCTCACCGATCTACAGGACACAGGCTTACACCTGCCCTAGTTGCGAAGGGCAAGGTAAAGTATACCGACTTAAAAAAGATGGAACAAAGTTTGCTAGACCTAATAAATGCAAAGATTGTGATGCGAAGGGATACAAACTAAAGGATACAAAACAGATAGCAGGACTACGCTTCACCGCACCAAGCAAGAAGTGGATTAGTGCTAATGGATTTAACACAGGAAAGGATGAGCTAGATGTATTATCTTCAACTGCTAGGAACAATAAAATGGACGAGGCTCTTAGTTTCATTTCTGATCTTAAACGTCATAATGCTGTCTCTTCTTATCTATCAGCTTTTGTCAACGGAATACGAACATACACTAAGGATAGTGGATTCCTGCACGTTGGACTCACGCAACACATTACAGCCACTGGACGTTTCAGTGGACGCAATCCAAACATGCAGAACATGCCAAGAGGAGGCACGTTTCCTGTAAAGAAAGTATTTGTATCAAGATTTGACAATGGTTTAATAATGGAGGCCGACTTTGCACAACTCGAATTTAGGACAGCAGCGTTCTTGGCGCAGGATGAAACAGCGATGGAAGAAATCGCAACTGGTTTCGATGTACATGCTTACACAGCAAAAGTTATCACTGATGCAGGACAACCAACATCACGTCAAGCAGCTAAAGAACACACGTTCGCTCCGCTCTTTGGAGCAAGCGGTTACGGACGCACGAAAGCTGAAGCAACCTACTACACCCACTTCAACGAAAAGTATAAAGGCATAGCCAAGTGGCATAAAAAACTAGGCGAAGCAGCCTTAGAAAATATGAAAATTACAAACGTATCGGGTAGACAGTATGCCTTTCCTGATGTGACAAGACGTAGCAGTGGTGTACCAACGCACTTTACAATGATAAAGAACTACCCAGTCCAAGGCTTTGCTACTGGTGATGTAGTGCCAGTGGTATTGAACGAGATGCATGAACGTTTACGACATATGAAGTCGTGTCTAGTTAACACCGTACACGATTCTATGGTAGTTGATGTACACCCTGACGAGAAAGACTTAGTATTGTCTATGGTGTGGACACTCAATCAAGACCTAAACAAAATTATAGAGGAGACATATGGAATAGATATGAATGTACCTATGCTTTTAGAAGCAAAGATAGGTAAGAATTGGCTTGACACAGTTGATATATAGTGTATAACTAAGATCTCTTTGACTCATAGAAAAGGATATAAAATGAGTAATGAAATATCAATAGTAAATGAAACAGGTAAATCAATGGCAGAACTTATGGGCTTTGCTCCAATCAAAACAAGTAATGCTGATTTTTTACCAAGTATATCTAGACTAGGCATGATACATCAGCCCATCATGGGTGAAGTTGAAGTCAACGGTAAAAACATAAAGACTGAAGTAGTGCCAGTAGGTGCTTTTACTTTGAAGATGGGTGATGAAACTGTTTACAGTACAAACGTATCCATCCGTGTGTTTGCAAGACGCTTTCAATGGCAGCGTTGGAATAGTGAAACAGAAGAAATGGAAAAATCTGTTATGTCTGATTCACTAAACGGTGATTTAAAAGACAGCATTGGTGGTTTTAATTTAGGAAGACCATCAGGTTACATTGCAGACTTTAATTCTTTGGAAGATTCAGTTAAGCAAGTAATAAGATCAGTGAAACGTGTCGCTGTGTTGTATGGCACAGTAACATTTGATAATCCTGTAACCGAAAAGGGTGAACCTGTAGCTGTTGATGTGCAGTCTATTCCTTTTGTAATGGATGTTAAAAATCGTGATAGTCTAAAAAGCATTAACAGTGTTATTACTAAAATAGAAGGGCCTAAAAAAGAACACTTACCTGTAACTCGTTACATTAACCTGGAAGGTATTGAAGACAGCATACCCACTGGTGCAAAGTTTGGTAAGATAAAAGCATCTTTAGGAGATTCTGTTGCGTTTGTTGATGAAGATGAAATTCTAGTTAAAGATTTCTATGAACTTATTAGTTACAGTAACGGTAAGATACTTGATCTACATGCAGAACGTATGAATATAGACAACGCTGCTGATGCTAAACTTGTTAATGAAATATTGACTAATGATTTTGTAGAGGTTGATGAGTAATGAACCATTATGCTGAACTAAAAGTCTTTAACTTTTTACAAAAGGCTCTTAAAGGTGAAGCTAAAATGACAGAGGAGGTAGCCACTCAGGTTGCCTCCGATGTTAAAGCTGCGTTGGAAAAACAATTTAACTCAGGTCCACGTGACGAGTTTAAGTTACGTATGTCTAATATAGGCAGACCTAAATGTCAGCTATGGTTTGAAAAGAATGATCCTGAAGATAAAACACCACCACCGCCACACTTCCTGATGAACATGATACTAGGAGATTTAGTTGAGGCTGTGTTCAAAGGACTACTACGTGCAGCAGATGTTGAATTTAAGGACAACGATAATGTTACACTCAAGCTACCTGATGGACAGGAGGTACATGGTGAGTACGACATGGAAATGGACGGCAAGATAGATGATGTAAAGTCTGCATCTGATTGGTCATACAGAATCAAGTTTGAAGACTTTAGTGCCGTACAAAAGCACGATCACTTCGGTTACATATCTCAATTAGTGGGATATTCTAAAGCTGCAGGAAAAGAGGTTGGTGGCTGGTGGGTAGTCAACAAAGGCAACGGTCAGTTTAAGTATGTCAGTGCCTCTGAGGTTGACTCTGAGAAGGTATTAAAGGACATTCAAGAAACGGTAAATTACATAGAGAAAGATGAGCCGTTTGAAAGATGCTTTGAAGCTGTAGCTGAGACATATCGAAACAAGGCATCTGGTAATTTAGTTTTACAAAACGTTTGCAAGTGGTGCAGTTTTAAAGATAAGTGTTGGCCTAACTTAAAAACATTACCTTCTAGAGTATCTAAAGCAAAGATACTACCTGAAGTTGATTACGTTCATATAGGCGATGGCCTTGCCACGTAGACACAACAAAAGATTATACCGTAGCGGTCTTGAACAAGAGGCTGCTGCGTTTTTAAAGAAAAGACAAAAGAAAGTAGAGTATGAAAAGATAAAGATAGAGTGGGAAGACTTACGCTATCGTACATACACACCTGACTTTGAATTAGACAACGGAATAATAATAGAAACAAAAGGTATATTTAGCGCAGCAGACAGACGTAAACACATAGAGATACAAAGACAGCATCCAAAGTTAGACATTAGGTTTGTGTTCAGTAACGCTAAACAAAGACTATACAAAGGAGCCAAGTCTAGGTATTGTGACTGGTGTGAACAGAAGAACTTTAAGTGGGCGCATCGTATTATACCAGAAGGGTGGCTGTTAGAAAAAGGCAAGCGAATGAAAGATCAGCGTGTCATAGTTAAAAGGAGAGCCTGATGGCTTACGAAATAAAAGATGGTGATGTAGCTATAGTTATTAGTCCTGTGCTAGATGATGAAGGTGCATGGACAGGAATACTAAAGACAGGTTTAGTCTTTGGTGAGTCACAACATCCCATAGCTATGCGTAGTGCTATGGACTATGGACTTACTATGGCAGCAGCTTCTGAGGTGTTAGAAGATTACCCTGAACTAGTAGAATACTTTGACGATGCTAGACACAGAATATTAAAGGAGTTATTTCCTACACAGTATGCTGAATCAGAGCTTGCAATAGCTAAAGAAAAAGAATATACCACAGAAGGTAACGTAATCAAGCTAACTAAATGGACAAAGACACTGGGTGAAGCATGAGCAAACACGAAGAAGAAGAGTTTAGCATAGAAGATATTTTCAAGGACTTTCCCGATGACGATGATGAAATGTTTAAGGAAGACAATGTAAACAAACCATTCCACTATAATGTAGGTGGAGTAGAATGTATTGATGCTATCATGGCTGCAACTAATCAACACAAAGAAGGATACCTACAAGGTAACGTAATGAAGTATGTATGGAGGTATAACTACAAGGGTGGACTAGAAGATTTACAAAAGGCTGAATGGTATTTAAAAAAACTTATTGAGGTATACAAAGAGAAGCACAAATGATACGCAAGTTTAGCGTCACGTATGTGATGGAGGTAGACGAGGATAACAACTTCTTATCTGCTCACGAAGAAGGACATACAGAAGATGTGCATGACTTGATAAGTAATGTTATGCATGATATAGATGATGTGAAGATACACAACCTAAGTGTAAAGGAGAGACAATGATAACACAGGAAGACATAGACCACTTTGCAGATATGCAATCACCCATCATGGACATGGGATACTACCAACAGGAAGCAGTAAAAACTGCTATATATACTGACCCTATCATCTACCCTGCGTTGGGTTTGGGTAACGAAGCAGGTGAAGTACAAGGCAAGGTCAAGAAGATGTTGCGTGATGGTACGTTCAACAAGGATGCTATAGCTGCAGAGATTGGTGATGTGTTGTGGTATATTGCTGCACTGTGTCGTGACCTAGAGATAGACATGGCAGAGGTAGCGTTAAAGAACTTGTCTAAGCTAAAGAGTAGACAGGAGAGAGGAACCATACAAGGAAGTGGGGATAACAGATGAACTATTGTACCACCAAGGGTCTGATATGGCCTGTCTTATTTTGTGTATTTGTAATAGTAGTGCTGCCAGTCTTACTGGTAGATAACAAAAAGTATTGTAAACAAAGCATCGTTCCATGCTATCCTTGGAATGACCCAGAATGACACCAGCCCAAGCAGCAGAGATAGAAGCAAAGAAAACATTTGAACTGTTTATACTGTGGACTAAAAGAATAGTACTTGTTTCTTTTTTATTTCTTATGGTAGTTGTTGTAGCGTGTAACAATGGAGTTGAGACTGGTAAGAATGCTACTGGTTCTAAGTATAATGGGGAACAATATAACCCAAGTAATTTAAAGGTAAAGAAATGAGTAATAAAGTAACACCTATAGGATGGGCAAAAACTATTCTAAATGTGACAGATGCATGGAAGAGTATAATGACTATAAAAAACTCTCCCCTACGTAATCTACCACCGCAACTAGGGCTAATGGTATTTTCAATACTAGCTGTAATGTGGAGTGGTATCTTTGCATGTATAATAAATAATCCATATGCATTTGCAATATCTGCAGGTGGACATCTTATAGTAATATGTGGTATTTTTATTACAGCTATAACGTTTGATAGCGCAGAAAAATATAGTGCGCCACAAAACTATGGATCACGTGGCATAGGAGGGGAACACGAATGAAAATATTAAAACAAATACCTGATTTTTGTTTAAGTCATTGGTTACTACGCATACCACTGGCTATTGTATTCTTACAACAAGGCATAAGTAAATTACCGTTTAGTTTAGATGATGCAGATTCGTGGGAGTTACCATACTTAGTTTGGTGGTTTGTTGTCTATGGTGAAATAGGGGCTGGCATTGGACTAATATTTAGTGGCATTATGGTTTCTAAGATAGCAGGAGATTATATCTGGGATTTTTGGATTCAAGATTTAGGAGATCTTCTAACAAGATTTTCTGGTATTGTAATGTGTTGTATCGTAACTGGAGTTATATGGATAAGTGAACCTGCTAGTTTTTGGGATGTTATTTTGTATGATAATTTACATGTATTTTTATGGGTAGGTGGACTATTTTTTGCATTGAGGGGGAGCAGAACATGAGCAATTTATTACCAACAGACTATCAGAGTTTTATACACCAGTCACGCTATGCTAAGTACATAGATGGCAAAGGGCGTGAGTCATGGGCTGAGACAGTAGGACGCTACGTTGATAACGTGGTACGTCCAAAGCTAGGCAACGACTCATGGGTAAACCAAATAGAGCAAGCTATACTTAACTTAGATGTCATGCCAAGCATGAGAGCTATGATGACTAGTGGTGCTGCGTTGGACAGAGATAACACAGCAGGATACAACTGTAGCTACCTGCCAGTGGATGACCCTAAGTCATTCGATGAAGCTATGTTCATACTCCTGTGTGGTACTGGTGTAGGCTTCAGCGTAGAGCGTCAGTTCATTCAGCAGCTACCTGATGTGCCTGAGTTGTTTGACAGTGATACTACCATTGTAGTTAAGGACAGCAAAGAGGGATGGGCTAAAGCATTCCGTCAGCTACTAGCGTTGCTGTGGGCAGGTGAGATACCTAAGTGGGATGTCTCTCGTGTGCGTCCTGCAGGTGCTAGACTCAAAACGTTTGGTGGTAGAGCCAGTGGGCCTGGACCTCTTGTCGAACTTTTTAACTTTTCAGTACAGACATTCAAGAATGCACAAGGCCGTAAGCTATCCTCTATGGAATGCCACGACTTGATGTGTTTCATTGGTCAGATAGTTGTAGTGGGTGGAGTAAGACGCAGTGCTATGATCTCTCTGTCTAACCTGAGTGATGATCGTATGCGTCACGCTAAGTCAGGACAGTGGTGGGAAACTGCTGCACACAGAGCATTGGCTAATAACTCCGTATGTTACACAGAAAAGCCTGACGTAGAAACATTCATGCGTGAGTGGACTGCGTTGGTAGAAAGTAAATCAGGAGAGAGGGGTATATTTAATCGTGAAGCATCTAAGAAGCAAGCTAAGAAATATGGTAGGCGTGATCCTGACCACGAGTTCGGAACTAATCCGTGCAGTGAAATCATACTTAGACCCTACCAGTTTTGTAATCTTACGGAAGTTGTTGTTCGTGCCACTGATACGATTAAAGACTTGGAGCGTAAGGTCAAGATCGCCACAATACTTGGGACAATCCAAAGCTCGTACACAAAGTTTCCTTACTTGCGAAAAGTGTGGCAACGTAATACGGAAGAAGAACGTCTGCTTGGTGTGTCTCTGACAGGTATCATGGACAACCCACTGATGACTGCAGTTAACTCTAACTTGGAGAAGACACTTGATAACTTACGAAATATCGCACTGGCTACTAATCATGAATACGCTGACTTGCTTGATATACCTCAGTCTGCTGCTATTACCTGCGTCAAGCCTTCGGGTACTGTCTCACAACTCGTTGACAGTGCCAGTGGTATACATGCTCGTCACTCTCCATATTACATCCGTACTGTACGAGGTGATAATAAAGACCCTCTTACACAGTTTATGATTGATCAGAAGGTTCCCAATGAGCCATGTGTATTTAAGAGTGACACTACAACTGTGTTTAGCTTCCCTATTAAATCACCAGAGAACGCTATAACACGTAATGACATGACTGCTATTGAGCAGTTAGAGACATGGCTTACATATCAACGCCATTGGTGTGAGCATAAACCTAGTGTAACAATATCAGTACAGAATGATGAATGGCTTGAGGTAGGAGCCTTTGTCTATAAACACTTCGATGAAATGTCGGGTGTATCTTTCCTACCACACTCAGATCATACCTATCAGCAAGCACCATATCAAGACTGTGGTAAGCATGACTATGAATATCTACTGTCGTGTATGCCAGAGAAGATTGATTGGAACAAACTGTCAGAATATGAGAAAGAAGATAACACTAAGTCCAGTCAAACGTTTGCTTGTACTGGTGACGTGTGTGAAGTAGTAGACATAACATAGGAGTAAGTAATGAGTTTTTGGGTTTTAATAGCACTGTTTATATTTGATGGTAAGCCAATGGTTATGAGTGATAACATCTTGTATCCCAGTGTAGAGTCGTGCCATGAAGCGGCACAGAAACGTAGAGACATATTAGAAGCTACCAAACCTGACTATGATTTTAAAGCAGACTACTGGGTATGGTGTACGCAAATGCCACAGGAAACATAGTTCTGAAAATAAAAAGGGCGCTTAGTGCGCCCCTTCTTTTTGTATGTGTAACTATTTACAGTTTACCTACTGCATCTTCATTATCTTTGATAAACTGTGCGTAACTCATAAACAATTCAAGCTCTCTAAAATTTAAGTCTTCTAGTTTACCAGTAATACCGTAGTCTCTCTTCAGCATTTTGAATGCTTCTCTTCTAGTTTCTTTACTAAACCTTCTAGTTAAAGCTGCTGCTTCATTCATTACAGCACCTCGATATCCTCCGTAGCCTTCTTTCATGCTCTGCCTAATTGTGGCTTTAACGTCAGATAATCTTTTCTTTAACATACCACGTTTTTGTTTTATGCTTGCGTTTTGAAATCTAGGATCATCCAACAATTCTTGTGTATAAGTTTCAAGCATAGGTGCTAACATACCATTGAAGATCTTATCATAGGCTGGTATATTAGTTCTTTCACTGGCTTTCCATTGAGCCATATCAGACATAGAATATACTTTTTCTGTAGCTGTTTTTCCTGGTTTTATTGTTAGGCCAAACATACGTGCAAAAGGATTAACATCGTATATCTCTCCTTGTCTGGTTGCTACAGATAGCTCCTCTCCTGTTATAGTATCAGTCTTATCAATGAATGCTTCTATTATGTTGTCAACATATTTGGTAGCAGTCTGTGTAAACGTATTGATACCTTCAGCTTGACGTACATCTTTTGCTGTGTCAGTACCTGTGGCAAAACCTACAGCCTTATTTAGTACGTCTAACGGTCTAGTAAAACCTGCTGCAAAGTTCCCAGTGACTTTGTACAGGCCATCTATAGCTGCTGCTCTCTTATCTATGTCTACGTTAGTTAGTACATCTAACATATTAT